CTTCGCCCTTTTTCTCTTACCTTTAGCCCAATATAATGTAGAAATGGCTCTAGTAGCTGCTACGTAGCTAACGCGGCGTTCCCCTAATGTACGTCTATTTGCCCCTATTACAACCACATTCTTACACTCCAAACCTTTAGCGGTATGGATAGTTAAAACTTTGACAGTGTTTTCAGCCATCTTTTTAATAAGCTCGTCTGAACTAAGTTCTGCTCTTTTAAACGAGTCACAAGGTATTCCATTAAAAGTCAATCCCTGATATATCTCATCAAGTTGAGCATTTGAACGAGTTAATACGAACCATTCATTGTAAGCGTCATCTGAATATTTAATTAAACGAGCTATATCTTGAGCATCGTCATTAATAAATATTACGTCTCCGTATTCATTTGTTCTTGCGATAGAATTATCGTAATAGTCTTCTTCAATTATACCACGGGCGTAGTCTAAAACTGCATAACTATTGCGATAGTTTTCGTTTAAATCGTAAACTTTTACGTTCGGTTCTTTGGTCAATCCCTCGAATATGTCTGCACGACCGCCGGAAAAGTCGTATATAGCTTGTTTGACATCTCCAACGAACATATAATTTTTAGGCTTAATTACAGATAAGATAAAGTAAAACTGTGCCTCAGAAGAGTCTTGAGCTTCATCGAGCAATAGATGTTCTACCGGACCCACACAAGATGGATTGCGTTTAATCTGTTCCAAAAGCCCATCAAAATTTTCCTCTGCTATTAAAGCGTCCGTATTGATGCCTGCACCACGCAGACATCTATTAGCAAAGGAATGCACAGTTCCGATGAACATTCTTTCGGCATCAGAACCTATTCTTTTTGCCATTTCGTAAGCAGCAGCATTTGTAAAGGTTATCATAACTATATTTTCAGGTAAGACTCCATTGTTGAGAAGATATTTAACCCTTTCTGTTAAGACACGAGTTTTGCCTGAAGCTGCTGATGCATTAACGACAATATAATTTTCTTTTGCTTCTACTATTCTTCTTTGATTATCGTTTAACATCTTAATTCCTCCCTTAATTTCTTTATAATTATTATAATAAAAATTAAAAGAGAAATCAAGTTTTTTGATTTCTCTTAAAATTTATTATTATTCCTTGTCATATTCCGGTAAGTCATCTGTAACTTCCCATTTTTTCATTCTGGCATATAATTTGTCAATATGATGATTCCCACCAGCTTCTTTATAATCATAGAATAATTCTTCCAAGTTTTCAAGAGCAAAGTGTGGAATTCGCTTTTCAGTTCTATATTTATAATATATATTTTCTATACGCTGTCTTAACACGTCTACGATATGTTTACGTAATATAGAACTGCTTTTGGCCATTTCATCATGTGAGAACTTTACGTCTTCAATTTGTTTGTCGCAATATTCTTCTAATTCTTTAAGGAGCTGAGACTTTAGTTCCTCATATTTTTTATCAAAATATTGAGGTAAAGTTTTCTCAATTATGTCTGTTAATTTTTCTGTTAAATATCCATCATTTTTCTTTTTAAGGAAAGAAGAAGTTCTGGTTGATAGAGTAGCTATATTCAATAAAGCAACTGCTATACTACCAAACAATATAACAACATTGGACATTTGTAACCAATCCATCGCAATCACCTCAACATTAAGTGGTTTTTTTATACAAGTAGATACATTTTTATAATAACCCATGTTTCCTTGCGATGTCATAATTGTGCCAAATGCTCTTGACTTTATATTCTGATTTAAATAAATCTTGGAACTCTTTAATATAAGGTAAGTCCCAACAGGTTATACGGTATAAGGGAATATTGTGGGTTAGGGCGTAGCGATTTTTCTTCAAATCATTCTCTCGATAATGCCGATAGTTTTTAACGAGCTTGTTATTCTTATCAAAATGTAAAATAGAGTCATATTCAATCAGAGCGGTTAATTTTTTATTAGAAAAGATAGCAAAATCAAAACGAAATGGTACACCTTTCAGACCGGTTAAATCTGGAAAGGTGTACTCTAAACGATAATCTATCTTTTCTTTTTTCAAAATTAGCAAAATTTGTTGAGCTTCTTTGCTTAAATTATTTTCCGTAAATTTTCTCATAAGTCGCATCTGCAGTAGTTAAGTCATTTCTCCATTGAACGAACTTTGGATGTCTAAATCCTCCGTCTCCATTTTCATCTTGATAAACTTCCATACAGGTTATCTCCATTACCTTCCCCACATACTTAGTCCATCCGCTTAAAATTTCCTCCGTAAGCCCTGAAAGGTTGCCTACTTGATACGGTTTACCATTTTTTATTACACCTAATTTCAAAGAACCAGCCCAATTGTAAAAGAAATTTTTTGTAACAGGAACTATAGTTCCTCGTATCATATACTCACTAAAATAGACACCTTCAAGTTTTTCTCCCGTCTTTTCATTATACCAATATTTCCACTCTTCAAGATATTTTCCAGAATACTCTTTTGTAGGGGGATTAGCCCCCATTACAAATACATCAAGAGTTTCGGCTATTTCCTTTTTTATTTTTAAGGTTTTTCTTGCTGTACGCTTACCGGGTGCTGGTATGCTATCAAACTTTGTTATTACGACACCTTCGCCGCCGTTGGCAAGAGTAGTTTGTAACGTTTCCCACAGTTCTTTTCCAGAGAAGTATTCTGCAAATTCAATGTAGGAGAACGAAGTCTCAACCAATGCCTTCTTTCTTTTCAACTCCATAATTTCTTTTAAGCACTCGACGCGTTGAATAAAAGAAGTTTTTAAGAGAGATTTTCCAGCGTATGCCCATATATCAAAAACATAGTAGTGAAGTTTTCCCTTTCCGTTTATATCGTTTTGACGTTGGATTGCTTTTTCAGTTAAACAACCCATAATAGTAGTAACGTTATGACTACCCTCCCAATCGGGAAAGTAAATTTCGCCAAGTAAACATGTACCATTAGGCAACCAATCAAAAAAGGGATTTAAATGGGGTACATGGTCTATTTTGTCAATAAAGCTACCATTAACGCTTCTTGAGCGACCTTGAAGATGCATTTCGCCATTTTCGTCTTTTATAAAGCGGTAATAGGCTCCATCCTTTTTAACCGCACCAAGATAATTTCCAGAAAAAATAAAGTTTTTCGCCATTTCTTTACACTCTTTCGGAGTTTTAGTTTTAGGTGGCGTCCAATATTTTTCAGCCTCCAACTCAGAGAAATTTACACCATCAATTATTCCTGTAAAGCTCATATTTTTTTTCTCCTTTTATTTTTAATGTAAAAATAATATAACAGTTTTTTTATTTAAAAATCAAATTATTTTTAGCTCTTTCAATAGAGTTTCGGCACTCTCTCGAAGAACCTCAAAACTATCGTTATTTTCTATAATATAGTCGTAATGATAGTTTAATACTGCTTTGTCCGCATCATTAGAAAGGTTTTTTAAATTGACGTTTTTTCGGTCAATTAAAACAGTAATTGCATGAAAAAAATCAACATATTTTTGTATTTCTTCTGGTTCACGGCAGTATATAAAATATACGCTTTCCTCGTAATTCTTATAACGACCTTCCTTTTTAGAGTATTGGTCTATCTCTTTCTCTGCGGCACGTGCTTTATTAAGTTCATCTTTAAAGTCTTGCACTTTTTTTACTTCATATAATAATTGAGGAAGCGTTTTGAATAATCCATTATCATCAATTACGGAAATTCCAAGAGCCTTAAGCTGAATATCTAAGCCTAATGGCCTATTTGCTTTTTCCATATCGAGAACAGACTTTTTTATATAGTTAAAACTATAATTATTCCATTCAGTCAATACCTTTTTTATATCGGCTAACATTTTTCTTGAAGCGGGGTCTTTTTGGCCATCCCAACCAAATTGTCTTGCGGCGAGTTTAATTGGCGTAATTGTGGAAAAATCGTAGGCCGGAATATTCTTTTCTTTTAACAGATTTTTACAATAGGTTACGAATGTATCCTTACCAGAACAAGGATATCCGTTTATTACGAAAACTTTCATAAATTCCTCCCAAAATTTGACTTAATCATAAGTTTATGATATACTTACATTAAAAGAATTTATATTAAGAA